GAAGCCGCGCTTGATCTCCTCGGCGTGCCGCGCGCTGTCCTGCATGTCGGGTGTGAGCGTGCAGGTCACTTCGCACCCGCCGCGAGCCGCTCGGCGCGCTCCTCGTGCACCTGGACGGCGATCATGTGCTCGCGCGTCGCCTCCCACGTATCGACGCACGCCGGGCAGCTGGGGTGGTGGCCGGGCTGCCGCACCTTCTGACACGCCTCGCACGTCGGGTCGAACGCGCCGCCGTTCTGGTCGAGCTCGTGCTTCGGGCATGGCTGCTCACGGTGCGCCGTGCACGCCGTCGGCTGCCAGCGAGCGCCGCGGTGCTCATGCTCGAGCGTGCCCTTCTTCGGCGTGGTGGGCGGGTGCTCGGCGCTGGTCACGATGTGATCTGCACCTTCCACGTCTGCTGCAGCGAGTCGCCGGACACGAGGTTGATCACTGCGAAGTCGCCGTGGGTGAACATGTTGCCGGCAGAGACGGCGTCCATCAGCCCGGCGTTGGCCAGGGCCCGAGTCGCGGTGATCGACTGGGTCCCGATCACCTGGTAGGTGTCGTTCGTCGTAGACGTCGTCTGCTGCGTGCTCGTGCCGGCCACGCGCGTCTCGACCTCGGTCTGGATGGCCGTGTCGGCCAGCGTCGCCGCGGATACGCCCGTGCCGACGGCGACGAAGCTCGGTTCGGTGCCGGCGCCCTTCAGCCGATTCGTGATGATCGCGCGACCGCCGTTCACTACCAGGGTGGCCATGGGTCAGTCCTCCTTCGCGGCGATGGCCGCGCTCTCGCGGTTGAACCGCCGCGCCCGAGCGGCGGCGCGGGGCGCCCCGACGAGCCTCCAGGCCAGGCGGCGCAGCGGGTTCTTGGAGTCGACCGCGACGATGCCCAGATCGTGCAGGGCGCCCGTGCGGGCGGCGGCGTGGATCGCGCGCATCATCGCCGCGTCGATCGCCGAGACGAGCGCGTCTGTGTCCGGCTCGACGCGGTAGGCGACGGCGAGCACGTCGACGATCGCCGGCCGCCAGTCCGGGTCGTCGCGGACGAAGCCGCGGACGACTCTCTGCTCGAGCGTCGCGTTCGTGTGGCCCTCGGCCCGCGCCTCGACCTCGTGCGGCACGGCGCTCACGGGAGCACCTGCACGTGCACGTTGAGGTGGTCGTCGCCGCCGTGGATGGAGACGCGGTAGTGGTCCTTCTTCTTGCCGAGCGCGGCGACGATGCCGAGCGCCGCGTCGACGCCGGCCTGCGCACGCGCCTTCGTCTGCTCGTCGAAGCCCTCGGGCTCCTGGTCGGCGAGCACGCGGTCGTAGGCGTGCATGGCCTCGGCCGCCTTCAGCGCACCGGCGAGATCGTCGGCCACGGTCTCGCCCGTCACGTTCTCCTCGAGCGACTGCTCGTGGACGGTGATCTCGAATCCCATCTGGTCGCGCTCCTTGTGATAGGTGGCCGCCGGCGGGTATGCGCCGCCGGCGGCCAGGTGGGGACTAGCCCTTGCCACCCGCGTTGATCGGGGTCGGCTCGGCCGGCTTGACGCTGGCGACCGGGCTGTCCTTGTCCTTGACGGCTGCGTTGAGGACGGCGAGCTGCTGCTTGCCGACGTCGTCCGCGTTGTTGAACTGGTAGATGGTGGAGGTGCCGTCCTCCTGCGTCACCTCGTAGTTCTTCATCGCCATGCTCTACTCACTCCCTTCCTGGCCCAGCGGGCCGTATCGCTTCCGGTAGGCGGCCAGCTCCGCTCGCATGGCCGCGAGTTCCTCGGCGCGCTCCTTCGCGGAGAGCACAGAGTGTTCGCCGTGGCCGAGGACGACGAGGTTCTCGGGGCGGTTGTCGTCCTTGATGCCGTTGGCGTGGTGCACGTGCTCTGATCGCTCGAGTTGACGGCCGAGAGATCGTTCGACGATGAGTCGGTGCTCGAACACCCATCCGCGCATCGCCTTCGGATGGTCGGGTTCCCACACGAGCACGTAGCCGCTCTGATCGAGCCGAGCGACGCGGCCGTTGTGTGTCCGCTTGAGCGGACGGGCGATGTGGGCGTCGCCCATGCACTGGCGGGAGCAGAACCGGCCGCCCAGTCGCTGCCGTTTCGCGGATGGTGACAGGCGGACGGCCTTGCCACAGACCTCGCAGGTGAAGCCGAGAGCGTTGCGAGCCTGCCACAGGTTCTTGCAGCGGTTCGAGCAGAATCGTCGATGCTCGCTCGGCATCGAGTAGACGGTGGTGCCGCACTGCTCGCACGCCGTCTCTCGCCCGCGTCGGGGCTTCGATCCGACCCGGCCGAGGCATTCGGCAGAGCAGAACACTCGACCGGTGCGAGCACGTGAAGCCTCCGAGCGTCGCCGCTCGAACTGCTTCCCGCATCCGCTACATGTGAGTGTGACTCGTTCAACCTGTGGCCTTCCCATTCCGTGCCTCCCGGCTAGCCGTCGTGACTAGCCGGGAGTTTATCTGAGAGAACTACGCCGCGCTCGTCACCGCCGCAAAACCTGCCGGTCGGAATACGGCCAAAGCTACTCTCTCCTCGACCCGCAGCATGATCTTGTTCTCCTGGAAGAACGTGCTGTGCGAGTCGCTGATCGCGACGTCGATGCCGCTGCGGCGGATGAGCATCGCCGACGCGGCGAACGCGCCGACGAGGGCGACCTTGTTGGTCGCGACCTGGGCGGGCATGTTGGCGTTGAGCACGACCCGCAGGCCCCAGATGCGGGGGCCGTTGATGGGGTCGTTGCCGGCGTATCCGGCCGCGCCCGGCCCACCGAGCAGGTAGTTGCGGTTCCCGTCCTTGGCCAGCGCCGCGATCTCCCACGTCGACGGCTTCATGACGGCCGCGTCCGGCTCGAGGAACGCATCCCGGACGCGCATGGCGCCGTGGAAGGTGGCGTCGACGAGCGCCTGGTCGGGGTTCGCGCCGCCGATCGAGTAGCTCGTGGCGGTGTTGATGCCCGACCGGTTCAGGATTCCCTGCAGGTTCGGCGGCGTCCCGTTGCCGAGCAGGAGCTGCGAGTCCTCCCGCATCTGCAGGAAGAGGCGCAGCCGGGCGTTCAGGTAGGCGCGCAGCAGCGGCACGTCCTCGAACGACTCGTCCGTCAGCGGCAGCGTCACCGCGATCTTGCGGACGGGCTCGTCGACGTTCGTGAACGCGATCTGCGCCTCCGGCTTCGTCGCGCCCTCGGCCGTCTCCGCGGCGCCCGTGGCCGTCACGGTCTCCGTGACGTAGCGGACGGTCGGCAGGCTGGTCGTGCCCTGCGCCATCAGTTGGCCGATGTTGTTCGCCTGGAACAGCGTCGGGATCGGGTCGGGCAGGAACTCGGGCTGGATCGGGTAGCCGGAGGTCTGGAACAGCGCCCCCTGCCGGTCGATCGACGGCACCTCGCCGATGCCCTGGTAGCCCTTGAACAGTGCGCCCATGGGCAGGGTGACGACCTTGTCCTTCGTGCCCTGCTCCTTGTACGCCTTGAAGGCGTCCGACTCGATGAAGAGCGCGCCGATGTCCTGCGGGCCCTCCTTGCGCGGCTTGTAGCCCTTCGTGCCGGCGTGGCCCGGGTGGGCGATCGCGGGCTCCTCGAAGTGGGCGTTGATCGCGTCGAGCTCGGCGTCGGACTTCTCCTGCTCGGCGAGCTGCTCGAGCCGCTGACCGAGCAGGTTCGTCTCGGCCATCAGCTCGCGTACCTCGTCGGCGTCGGTGCCCGCCAGGCCGACGAGCGACCCGCCGTTGGCCTCGCGGATGCTGTTCGCCTTCTCGCGCTTGGCGCGCAGCGCGTCGCGGACGTCCTTCGCCGTCCGCAGGTCTTCAATCACGGGTGCCACGTGCTACTCCTCTCCGATGGTTGATGGGACGAGTCCGGCCCAGAGGGCTTCGTCGTCCTCAGTGATCGCGGACCCCACCGCTGCCACCGGCGCGTCGACGAGGTCGCCGATGCGATCACGGATCGCTTCGAGTCGCTCGCGCTTCGCGGCCGTGAGCGGCCGTCCCTGGGCGACCAGCTCCTCCGTCGCGCACAGCGCGCCGTCGAGCTGATCTGCGATCGAGGCGGCCTCGGCACGGCCGATCGCCTCGGGTTCGTTCTCGTTGTCGCCCTCATGGTCAAGGGCGGAATCCGGGTTGACCTCGTCCGGGTTCGGCGACTCGTCGCCGGCCCCGGCCTCGTCTGCGGCGGCGGCAGCGCGGTCGAGCTCGGCGGCGAACGCGACGCTGGCGCCGCGGCTGCGACCCCCGGCTGTGAGCGCGAGCTCGCCGGCGCGCGCGATCGTCTCCTCCCGCGTCTTGATGCCGTCGGCGACGTGCTCACGGACCCCCTGCTTCGCTGTCAGCACCCGGCCTTCGCCGAATCCGTTTCGGACGTCGGCGACGCTGACGCCGCGAGCCTTGGAGACGTCGAGGGTGAACTGCTGATAGGCGTCGTCGACGATCGACTGGAGGTGGGCGATGCCCTCCTCGCTCGGCGGCTCGTTCGCGTTCAGCTCGGTCTTGTACTTGCCGGCCGAGATGAGCGTCGGCTTCACGCCCATCTTCTCGTTCATGCCGCTCTGGTCGTAGTGCGTCGCGTACACGCCGATCGAGCCGATCAGACCGCTCGGCGTCACGTACACCTCATCGGCCTGGCTGCCGAGGTAGTAGGCGGCGCTCGCCATCATCGTGTCGCTGACGGCGAGGATCGGCTTCGTGCCTCGAGCGGCGCGGATGCGGGCGGCCGACTCGGGGATCAGGTCGACGCTGCCGCCCGGGCTGTCGACGTCGAGGACGATCGCGCCGACGTCGGGGTCGGCGACGGCGGCCATGAACGACTGCATGAAGTCGGTCACGCTCGTGCCGCCGGACAGGTCGGTCATCAGGTTCGCGCGCGGCACGATCACGCCCATCAGCGGGATCACGGCGACGCCGCCGGCCGGGCTGACGTTCGACGAGCGCCGGCGCCCGCCGGCGGCCTCGATCCGCGCGGCGATCTCCGAGTCCGACCATCGCTCGCCGCTGATGCGGGCGGTCAGCACCTCGCACACGAGCGCGAGCGTCTCCGGGATCATCATCCACGGCGTCGAGGTAGCGAACTTGACGATGTGGCGGTAGCTGCGATCGCTCAAGATGTGACTCCTTCCAGGAGCTCGCGCTGGTCGAGCGCGGTGATGACGTGGTAGGCGACCTCTGTGCCGAGGGCCGCGGCATCGGTGCCGTCCTGCGCCGGGTCACCCGGCGCCTTCGGAGGTGTGAGGTGCTCGACCGGCTCACCGGCGTGCTCGCCGCCCGGCACCTGGGCGACCGTGACGAGGCGGAGGTAGACGTCGTCGCTGCCGTCTTCTGCGACGGGGACCCCGCACGCGCGCTTCGCCTCGCTGACCATCGCCCACCCGCCGCGCACGGCCTGATCCCACCGAGCGAAGAGGCGGTTCATGTCCTCCTGGAACACCCGCACCTTGGTGAGGTCGAAGCCGAATCGCCACGCGAACGGGTCCTCGCCGAACATGGGCAGCAGGTCGAACCGGATCTTCTCGGCCATGATCCGCTGCGTCGGAATCAGGTTGGCCTCGTACGCCGACTGCTTGGCCTCGCCGAAGTTCGTGAACGTCGACCGTTCGAGGCCCGCGCCGAACCCGACGACGATCGCCGGCACGCCGGTCACCGCCGACACGCGCTCCTCGGGCACGCGCCGCAGCGACGTCAGGACGAGCTGCTCGGGCGAGAACCCGAACTGCTGCACCTTCGTCGCGCCGGTGACGACGATCGGCTCGCCGCGCTTGGCGCCGGTGAAGTTCTGGATCAGGTCGCGCTTCGTCTCGCTGGCTTCCTTCGGGCTGATCGACGAGCCGGGCGCGTCGGGGCTGACCACGATGCCGGGGACGCCGTGGTTGCGCAGGATGCTGGCGGTGAACGCGGCCGCCTCCTGGTCGGTGAAGACCTCGCGGATCAGGCTGCGGAGCTGCGAGACGCCCTTGCGATCGTTCGTCGGGTCGAGGCCGTAGCGGAAGTGCACGACCTGGTCGGGCGAGATCTCGATGACCTCTCCGTTGACCTGGTAGTCGTAGTGGGTCAGGTACTCGCTCTCCGAGCCGCGCGGCTCCATCATCCAGCTCGGCACCCACCAGATCTGGCTGGGCTCGCCCTCCCTGCTCGGCAGGACAAGCCAGTAGGCGTCGCCGTTCGCGGCCCAGTCGGTGACGGTCGCCATGAACAGCTCGCTGCCGGTGTAGTACGGGTTGGGTCGCTGCAGCAGCCGCAGGAGCGGATGGTCGCGGACGGGCTCGTCGTACGGGTCTCCGAGCCGCTCGAGCATCGGCGGCGCCTCGGGGAAGGTGCGGCCGATCCAGCCCAGTACAGCGGCGACGAGGCTCGACTCTGTCGGGTCGCCGACCTCGGCGGCGTAGTCGATCTCGGCCTGGCCGCCGATACGCCAGACGCGCCACGTGGCGTCGCGGAAGATCATGCTCAGGATCCGGCGGACACGGTTCACTTGGCCACCTTCCAGGTGAAGGGCTTCGGTGGGTTGAGCAGGTGCCAGAACGCGCGCTCGACGCCGACGACGGCGGCGACGCCGGCGTCGATCTTGTCCGGCGAGTCGTCCGCCGCCTTGACCGGCACCTTGTAGCCGCGGCGCACAGCCGTCATGCAGTTCTCGAGGTGGCGCATCAGCGGCTCCGACCCGTCGAGGCTGATCGCGGCGTCCTTCACGGCCTGCTCGAACGTGTCAGAGGCGGGCCCGATCCGGCTCGGCTGGTTCGTCTCGAAGCGGACGACGACGTCATCGCCCCAGCGGTGCTCCCACTCCTCGATCTCTCGCACCCACCCAGGCGGGTCAGGCGCAAACTCGACGACCTCGAACTCGCTGAACGCCTCCTCGATGCGACTCTCGACGAGCGCCCGCGGGACGCGCCACTCCTGGCCGCGCAGCGACAGCGGCTTCTCCCAGATGTCCCACAGGAAGACGTGCGGCCTCGCCGCGATCGTCGTCACGACCAGCGCGGTCGAGTCGCGGCTCGTCGACCCGTCGAACGAGAGGACGACGCGCGGGCGCGATCCCTGCTTCGGCCGGCGCCGCGGCTGGACGATCCGGTCGAGCGCCTCGGGCGCGAGCCAGCGGCCGCTGCCCTTCACCCGCTGGTTCAGGTAGAAACGCTTGAACTCCTGCCGGTCCTGGCTCGGGTCGAGGTAAATGCTCGCGATGCCGTCGACGTCGGCATAGGCGAGCGCGTCTCCGCTGGCCTCCTCGATCGCCTTGCGCAGCTGCGCGCGGCTCGACAGGTCCCACACGAGGCTCGCCTGGCGGTGGTCGAAGTAGAGGCGCGGGTCGCTGATCCGGCCGCGCGCGACGTCGAGCGCGTAGTCGTGCGTCTCCTCGGCGATCGAGCCGGCGCCCGGCTCATACATCGTCGTGATCTCGAGGCTCCAGGCGTCCGCCGCCTTCCGCTTCGGGATGTTGCGCAGCATCGTCGCGTGGCCGGCCTTCAGCGCCTGGCGGACGAAGGCGTGCGTCTCGTCGAAGCCCTGGAACGTCGTGCGCGCGCCATCGCGAGCAGTCGGCGCGTTCGCGAGACTCGCCATCTTCCCGGCCGCATCGCGCGGCGTGATCCGCTCAAGGCCGACGTCGTAGTCGTTCCCGAGATCGCAGTGCAGCAGGATCTCCCGAGCCGCGCCGAACGCGAGCTCGTCCGACTGCTCCTCCGTCGTCGCTACCAGCGGGATGTACGGGTCGCGGATCGACCGGCCCACCGGATCGCCGTACGAGTCGAAGCCGTCACACCTGACCGGCGCCTCCGGGTCGAGCTCGGCGATCGCGATCCACGCCAAGAGCTCCGTCTTGAACCAGCCCTTCCGGCGAGACAGCGCGACACGCTTGAACCGGCGGCGGCCGGCGAGACGGTGACCCTGCGGGTACACCTCGTACGCCCGCCAGATGAAGACACGCGCCTCCTGCATCAGCGTCGCCGGCTCGCCCAGCACGTCGCCGGGCCCGTGCACCAGGCGATCCTCAATCCAGTCGCACACCTGACCGCCCAGGCTCGGCCACGGCTCGTCGTCGATCGCCGGCACCATCATGCTGCGCAGCGCCAGGTCGCTCGGCGCCGCCCGGCGCTCGCGTCGCTTCGTCACGCTCACCGGTGCGGCTCCCGCAGAGTCTCCATCAGCAGCATCGCCGCGCTCTCAAGCTCAGTCCCCGCGTCGAGCATCGACACGTCCTCGATCGCCCAACTGGCACCCGACCGGTCACGCAGCTCGACGTGCGACACCTTCGACGGCGTCCGCCGTTCATCACCGGACGACACGATGTGCACCGCCACCCGATAGCCCAGCATCTCGGCCTCCGCGCACAGCCGCTCGAACAGAGTCACTGGTCGCCTCGATCCTGCACCAGCTCGAGCCTGGGATCTCCCGACACGCGCCGCAGCCGCGTCCGCTCCGCCGGCCGCTCCTCGCCCTTCTCGGCCTCGTCCACCTGGCCGCGCTGATGCACCCGCAACCGCAACTGCAGCCGCGCCGAGATCGTCCCCCCCAGCATCGACTCGGCATGCTCGATCGCGCGGAACCCCGCCGGCGTCGGCTGGCGGATGTACTCGTCGACGAGCATCGCCGTCTTGCGCAGATGCTCCCAGTCCGTACCGATGAAGCGACTCGCCATCGGCGACTCCGCCCAGACCTTCCACCACCGCCGCGTATATGTCGTCCAGCGGCCCCCGCCCGGCTTGCGGCCGAGCTCCTCGCGCAGCTCCTCCGGGATCGGCGTCGCACCCAGCTCCGTCCACTCCAGCGAACGCCGCGCACCTCCATCCTGCGGGTTGTCCTTCGGCGGCCGCCCACGCATCGTCACGACAACCGCCTCCACGCCTGCGGCTCATTCGGCACGCCCGGCACCACGACCCGCGCCTGGCACTCCGGACACAGGTCAACGCTCTTCGACCGCTGATCGCCGCCATCCAGCGGCGTCACCGCCAGGCCGAGCTCGATCCACCCCTTCGGATGCGCCGCGGTCACGACCTTCCCGCAACCATCGCAGCCGACCTCGACCGTCTCGACCGTCGTCTTCACGCCGCCACCCCGGCAACGCCGATTTTTGCAGCCACCAATTTCGAACCTGCGGGCTTCCA